TTACTACCTGGACAGGCTATACAGACCGACCGCTAGATGCGCTCGGAGCTGTGGTGGCATCCGCTGTTACCATCAAGGTTCTGTCTTTCATTAACAGCCAGGACCTGAGCAGCCTGTTTGGATTACTTTCCCGATTAAGGGGGGGAGGTTCGAGTGGTAATAAATGACCCGGCTGCGCTGGTCAATGCGGTGACATGTGCCGTTATAGTCTGCGCATTGATGTTTTATCAACGACGCGGTTCCAGACATCGGCCAGGTATTTCGATTCTTGCTTACCTGCTGGTGTTAATTTACGCGAGCATTCCTTTCCAATTTATCTTCGGTCTATACGTTCAGTCCCACTGGATGGTGGTGCTGGCAAACGTGATGATATGCGCCGCTGTGCTGAGGGCACGGGGTAACGTGGCGCGTCTGGTCGATACACTGAGGCAATAATGGATCAATCAAAATTTCAGCTGGCGGCTGGTATAAGCGCCGGGTTAACTGCGCGTTGGTTTCCGCACATCACAGCTGCGATGAAAGAGTTCGGCATCACTGCTCCACTCGATCAGGCAATGTTCATTGCCCAGATGGGACATGAGTCCGGAGGCTTTACCCGGCTGGTGGAAAATCTGAACTACGCAGCAGAGAGCCTTGTTCCTACGTTCGGTAAACACCGCATCACTGCCCAGCAGGCCGCAGCTATCGGCAGAACGGCAATACAATCAGCTAATCAGCGAGCAATCGCAAATCTGGTCTATGGTGGCGAGTGGGGGAAAAAGAACCTTGGGAATCAGGTTGCCGGTGACGGGTGGAAATATCGCGGGCGCGGGCTGAAGCAAATCACAGGGGTAAGCAACTATCGCAAATGCGGCCTGGCGCTAAAACTGGATCTGGTTACGCAGCCGGAATTGCTGGAACAGGACGAAAATGCAGCGCGTTCCGCAGCGTGGTTCTTTGCCACCAGCGGATGCCTTGTGTATTCCGGCGATGTGGAACGTATCACGATCATCATTAACGGCGGTAAAAATGGTCTTGATGATCGCCGTCGCCGTTTCAATCTGGCAAAAGCTGTGCTGGTGTGAGGTCCTAATGGGCATTGAATTGATTATCGGCCTGGCGACTGCATTTCTGGCCATTGTCGCTAGCGCATTTGGGTTAGGTCATTCACGCGGAACCAGCAAAGCAGAAGCGAAAGCCAAACAGCAGCGAACCAAAGATCACGCCGCTGCTACCGTCGCCGCGGCTGAACGGAAAGAGGAAGCAACCAGAGAGGCCAGCAATGTACAGCAGACTGTTAGCCATATGCCTGATGACGATGTTGATCGGGAGTTGCGCGAAGAGTTTACCCGCCCCGGTGGTGGTTGATACGGCCTGCAACTGGGTACGAATCATCTACCTGACCGACCACGATATCAATGTGCTGGATAAGCAGACCAAGCGCGACATTCTGGCGCACAATAAAGCAGTGCAGGCCAATTGCTCGCAAATTACAGAGAAGGGTGCTAAGTAATACAGAGAATATCTAACTTATTGATATATATACTGCCACATGAGTAAAAATCTGAAAGCGAGACAATAGAGCGGTAAACAATGAAAAGTTTATATCTAATTCATGGGCGCTAATGCACTATTGATTTTTAAATTCCTTCAATCTAAGAAGCTGCCCATGACGAAAAATTCACTTCCTAAACTTCCCCACGATTATCGTTACGGAGACGAACACTCAATCCAGCCTCATTCTGATGGGGAATATTTTGCGCCACAGGGGTGTGTTATCAAGTCTGTTGATCTTTCTAACGGAATGGTTATCTATGTTCCTATCCAGCGCTACATTGAGCATTTAAATATATGGGTCACTGTCTAAGGAACCCTCGAGTAATTTGTTAGCAACCCACTTGGTTGGAGCGAATTGATCATTGGTATCAAAAGAACAGCATATACATCTTTTGTTCTGGTTCAATGTTCTGGATAGTAGTGAATAATTAATATAAAGGGCTTTTTCAGTAATTAAATGATATCGATAGCCAAAATGAAGCTATCATCTCGTAACTACTGCCAGCTAACACCGAAATGGCAGAGGTCAGTTATTAAGCAGAAAAGTCTCACCCGGGTGGCTCCTTAGAGATTTTAGTTTTCTAACTGGTATTAACCAAAGGTCGCATCTTTATGCGGCCTTTTTTATTGTGCGCAACAAGTATCCTGTAGGTAACCGCTCTGCTTGTATACGTGGCAAGGATAAATGCGAATGCATCACAGAGGCCATTCTCAGAGTGACCTCGATAATGCCCCACATCGCACAGAGGTAAGACATGTCAGAGATCACCGCATCCGAACAAATCCGCCTAGATATCATCAAGAAAGTTAACTACGACACTGCCGCGGCTAAGCTGGCCATTGATTGGGTTGGCGATAGCTATCTCAAAGCAGAGCTCTTTGCAGACTCTTTCGATCGTGTTTACACGGAAAGTGAGATTGTCTCGAAAACCCGAAAGGCGATTCAGGAAGCAACCGAAGCGCTGGCACTGTTTGATACAGTCACGGAGCAGTCCAGTTAAGTCGTTACAGCAGGCATTCTATGAGTGCATGTGATAATGACGATTTGTGGTGTACTTGTTAATCGTCAAAGAAGCAGGAGATAGAACGCGACTATCACGATGGCTACCCTACAGAGAGAGGCACACCCGAGCCAATATGTACACCACACAACCCACACAGGCCACAGGCGTTCGCTGGTGGCTTTTTTTATTGGAGTAATCCATGGCAAAGCCGGACTGGGGCGAGCTTCAGCAACGGTTCCTGTCCGATCATGCCGCAACCGGCGTATCACCGAAGGATTGGTGTGAAGCGCAGGGACTGAATTACGCTACTGCCCGCCGATACATCAAGAAACCCACTGCGCAAACTGCGCAAAAACCTGCGCAGAAGAAATTGCGCACCGCGCAAAAGGAAAAGTGCGCAGAAGAGCTGGTGGATAGCAAACTAAGTCCTAAGGTTAAGCGCTTCATTGCTGAATACCTCAAGGACCAGAATGCAACGGCAGCCGCTGCGCGTGCAGGCTACAGCGACCCGAACTATGGCCGTCAGCTTCTAACGAATCCTAACGTTGCGCAGGCCATTGCGCAGCAGCAGAAAGCATCCATCGTGCGCACGCTGGGAAGTGCCGATGAAGTGCTTGAGCAGATGTGGCGGCTGGCAACGTTCGACGCCAACCAGCTTTCTCAGTATCGCCGCGGGAGCTGCCGTTACTGCTGGGGCTTCGGTCATCAGTATCAGTGGCGCGATGCCGTAGAGTACGAAGAGAAGCGCCTCGAAGCACTTGAGCGTAAACGTCGGGAACCTTTGGATGATGGGGGATACGGCTACGACCACACTAGCGCACCTAACCCGGAATGTCCTCGCTGCAATGGGGATGGTATCGGCCAGCCTTTCTTCGCTGATACGCGCAAGCTGGCGCCTGATGCAGCGCTTGCCTATTCCGGCGTGAAGCTCGGAAAGAACGGTGTGGAGATAACCGCTATCAGCCGCGAGCGAATGTTCGAGGCGGTGATGAAGCGTCTCGGCCTGGCTGATAGTGAATTCGCCCAGCGCCTGCAGCAGATAGAAATTGAGCGCCGGCAGCTGGAGATCGACAAACTTCGCAAAGAACTGGCCGCTGACCCGGAAGATGACGAGCCAACGCCAGTTGCGATCAATATCAACGTAGTCGATGCGCGAGTGAGGGAAGAGGATGGCGATAGCACCGACGCTTAACGTTCCTCAGGCCAAATTCCTTGCGATGCAGTACAAGTTTAAGGCCTATGTCGCCGGCTTCGGTTCTGGCAAAACATGGGTCGGTTGCGGCGGCATCTGCAAAGGAATGTGGGAACACCCAAAAATCAACCAGGGTTACTTTGCCCCTACGTATCCGCAGATCCGTGACATCTTTTATCCCACCGTTGAGGAAGTAGCCAATGACTGGGGGCTGAATGTCAAAATCAACGAGGGGAACAAAGAGGTTCACTTCTACGCCGGGCGCCAGTATCGCGGAACCACGATCTGCCGCTCGATGGAGAAACCACAAACCATCGTTGGTTTTAAAATTGGTAACGCGCTGATTGATGAGCTGGACGTGATGCCCGCGCAAAAGGCGCAATTAGCCTGGCGAAAAATCATCGCGCGTATGCGTTACAAGGTGCCCGGCCTGCGTAACGGAATAGACGTCACCACGACGCCGGAAGGGTTTAAATTCGTTTATCAGCAGTTCGCAAAGGCTGTGCGTGATAAACCCTCTCTCTCAACGCTGTACGGACTGGTTCAGGCCTCGACGTTCGACAACGAAAAGAACCTGCCGGCGGACTACATCCCGTCATTGATGGAGTCATACCCGCCGGAACTGATAAAGGCTTATCTGCGTGGCCAGTTCACCAACCTGACCAGCGGGACGATTTACCATCAGTTCGATCGTAAGCTGAATAACTGCCGGGAAGAGGAGCAGCCCGGCGAGCCTCTGTATATTGGTATGGACTTTAACGTCGGGAAGATGGCCGGGATTGTTCACGTGTTACGTCTGGGGCTTCCGTTTGCGGTGAATGAAATCGTGAAGGCTTACGATACCCCTGACATGATTCCCATCATCAAAGAACGGTTCTGGCTGTACGACGGCAAAGATTATCGCAAGGTGCGTGAAATCTATATCTATCCGGATGCTTCCGGTGATTCTCGTAAATCCAGCAATGCCAGCGCCACTGATATCGCCCAGCTTAAGCAGGCTGGCTTCAATGTGGTTGTTAATGCATCAAACCCACCAGTGAAAGACCGCATCAACTCGATGAATGCCATGTTCTGCAATGGCAACGGCGAACGTCGCTACAAGGTGAACGTACAGCGCTGCCCGGTGTACGCAGAATCGCTCGAACAACAGGTCTGGGCCGAGAACGGTGAGCCGGATAAAACGGCGGATAACGATCACCCTAACGATGCCGGCGGGTATTTCATTGTGAAGCAATTCCCGATCATCAAACCAACCGGAAAA